TAATTTCGTTCCAATTAAATCTACCTGCAACGAAAGTTGAAGTGTTGATGAAAGGAATTTCAACCGCATTAATTTTTGCACTTGGTCTAGCAGCTGATGCTACATACCATTCATTTATACCTAAACTTGAAGGAAATCTTAGTATAAACCTGTTAACTCTTTTCGGTTCGTATGGAACCGGCATTTTCATTAATAAATCTGCCATTTTTTTATTTCTTAATTTTTTTAATTATTTTCTTTTCCTATAAATACTACGTATTTTAAAAATATTTTTATTGTGCTACTTGACTTTGTTATTTTTTTTTCTTATTTTTTACATACCCAGTATCTAGTTCCAGAATAAATTAATCTAGTATTAAATATTTCTAGTCTAGTTCTAGTATATTTTATATCTAGTTTATTCTATTCTAGTATTATACTGGGTAATTTTTTTAAGAAATAAGGGAGGAATTACCCCCCTTATTTTTTTATTAAATATTGTCAAATGATGCACCTGTAGGTGTAATTATGAATTCAACATCTATGAATTCAAGAGAACGAGTTGGTTTAATATAAATCTTACCTCTCATAGTGTTTGCATCGATATCCTCAGGATCGTTAGATACTGTTACACGGAAATCGTATAAACCTCTTTCTTTCTTAATACCATCTAAGATAGGATTAACCAATCTTAAGAATTCATTTCTAACCTGATCATCATTTTGTTCAAACAATAATCTTACAGAAACTGCAGAAATTAACTTTCTTGCTCTTAATAACAATCTTCTTACGTTAATTCTATCTAATGCAGATTCTCTAACTTGTAAGGTTTTGTTACCCCAAATAATAGTACCGGTGTCTGAGAATGTTGCAATTGGGTTAATTCTGTTTTTATATAATACATCTCTATCATCCAATGTAAGTTTTTTAGTTGCTTTAACAGCATTTACTAAACCTCTTGAATAACCCGCGACTGCGAACCAAGGATAAGAAACATTATCTGTTAATGCGATGTTCTTAGCAACCTCACCTGTTGGTGGAATATAAAGATTAGTTGCATTATCAGTATCTCTTACTTGAATCCAAGGCCAATATGTTGCCGAATAGTTAGAATCAATAGATGCTGTATCTAACGCTGCCACAATTTCATCAGTTGCAGTTGCACCTGTAATATTAGGTGAGTTCATAATATACAATGAATCTGCTCTTTCGTTTTCAACCATATCAATAGCTTGGTTTACCAATGAACTATGATCTTGGAAGTTAATACCAGGAGTAGCAAACACATTAATATCTACCGCTTCAGGATTTGCATATGTTTCAATACCTTGTAAATAAGCGTAGTAATCCGAATTCGCATAATCAGCTAGTGCACTAAACACACCACCATTTGATGTATGCCCTGATTTGTAAATGTTTTTACCGAAGATATAAGCGTCTGTATTAGTTCTTGTTCTTCTGTAAATATCCCAACCATCTCTACCGCCATAAACTGCGAATGTAAACTTACGGAAATTAATGTTTGTTAATTTGTTAGTATTTTCATCAGTTTGACCTTCTAAGTCGTAAGGTGTTGTATAATATGCAAAACCTGTGGTGTTAGTATAACCACCCACGCCAAATACATCTTCAAGGGTTTGACCTAACATATTTGTTGTAACGTTAGTCGCACCTGTGATTGTTGCTGCATTTTTAGATAAATGGAAACCAGTTGTTTCAGTATTACCAGATGCACCCTTATACTTTAATAGGTCATAATCAAATCCAACTGTGCTCGATAAACCTAACATTACCTTTCTTACCTTATCACCAGCTTCAATATTTGGTGCACCTGAAGCATCGTATGTTTCAACATCACCCGCATCAAAGTATTTAGTTTTAAAGGTAACACTACCTAAAGTATCGTTGTCGGCACCAAAGTTTTCATTGTTAGCAAATCCTTTAAAACCTGCTGGAACTGCGTCAACTGGTGCGTCTAATGCCATAATCAACATAATTCTTTTTGATACTAACGGATATTCACCATCAGAAGTACCAACTTTTCTTGCCACATAACCTGGCATATCAGGATTCATTGAACATCTTGTGTATTTTTCAAGAGCAACTTGATTGTCGTCTGTGTCGTTAAAATCACGAACAACTAAATCAAATTCCATTGTTTCTAAATTAATATTTTGAATATTAATTTTAACTTGGTAGTTAGCAGCTTCACCATCAGAAATTGTTTGAACTTGAAATAAATCAGCAACTCTACCACCGCGTACTTCTGAAACAACCATTGGAGATATTGTGGTATCCCATTGTCCCAAGAAATTTTCACCTTCCAATTCATATGAAGGATCTAATTGAATACCTCTTATTAAACCTCTTTCATAAGCCGATTTTAAGTAATTAGAATAAACTTCATGAACATAAACAGGATAATCTCCGTTGTCTTTATCAAAAACATCGGTTCCTAGTACTTTACTGATATATTTTGTTGATGATTTATCAAAACTGCATGTAAATTCTTTTGCTCCTTCGGTAAGTCCGGTAACTTTAATATTAAATTCACCTAATGGGTTAGTATCAATAGTCTGACCGGTAATTGCAGATAATGTAAAACTTGTATTACCCGTTACTTCATGAACTAATGTTTGACCACTATATGTACCTCTTGATCTAAGTGCAGCAACTACCACATTATGGTAATCAGATGCTAATCTAGCATCCCAATCATATCTAAATATTGTCCATTTATTTGATGAGTTATCAAATTGAAATAAATAAGAATAGACACCTGAAACATCATCACCAGATGGTGGGGTTACAAAACCGTTTGCGTCATAATGCATCGCATTCCACCATTCTTTAGTGTTATTATTATCGTCGTATAATTTTTCAGTTAATAGAGATACCAATTCAGTACCATTACCTGTTTCTCCTGTTGGAAGTGCACCTAAAACAAAAAATTCATTAGTTGATCCAGTAGTTAAACCAGTATATCCACCATATTTACTTTTTAATAAACTAACAATATCGGTTCCATTATAAGATGTTACGCCGGATAAATGTTTGATAAAATTTGTTAATAGAGTACTACCACCAACTTCCGTTGTTGTAATACCAGTAGTGGTTATTGTAATCTCACCCACATCACCCCCAGGTCCATCATATCCTTGTAATATAACACCTCCGCTAGTTTTAATACCGAAAGTCTTATATGGTTTATAACCTGAAAGACCTAATACTCTTGTTACGAATAATTGATTTGATTCTTGTAAATATGATTTTGCAACATATCCTAATTCATATTTTGGATTACCATTACCATCTTTTTCAGGTGATGTTGTACCAAAATACAATTTAAAATCGTCAAAATCTGAAATTAAAATTGGTTCGAAAGCTGGACCTTTTAAGGTTTCACCCACTAAACCTAATGTCGTAACACCTACACTCTGTGCTACAAATGTTAAATCGAGCTCAGATGTGTAAACACCCGGTGACACGAATACTCTGTTATTACTTGCCATTGATTTTTGTTTGGTTAATTAATTTTATTACTTATCTAATAAATATCTTTGTTTTTATCAAAGATTTCCATACTTTTCTTAAAAAGATAGTTATTTATCTTTTTATATCTTTTATATGGAAAATACTCAAAAAAACGTCAAAATAAGCGAGAAACATCACCAAATGTTGAAAGTACACTGTGATAAAAATGGACTGAAAATGTATAAAGTCCTAGAAAAATTTATCGAAGAATATTGTAAACCTAAAAAGAAAGACATTTACGGAGACGATTAGTATAGATATACAAAGTCAATTCTTGAACCATTAACGGGTGCACCGGTAAGTGTCACCTCATTCTTATCCGTTAATTGATAGTTTTCCTCATCAAATTCAATTAAACCATTTGTAGTTATACTAATAACCGTATTTATTTTTTGACTTAAAGTAAAAGAAAGGTCGTTTCCGTTATATGTAAATGTTTCACGACCAACTTGTAATTCATTACCAAACTGATCATACATTTTATCGTTTTTACCTTTATAATAATTTATAGTTACAACATCACCCATTGAAGGAGTACCAGCTAAGTCAAATATTATATTAGATGTCCCACCTAAATGTCTATAGTGAACATCTTTCTCCTGTACGATACCATTAATTGCGACGTTAAATAACACATTAATACTTTCTCCCACGGTGAAAATTGTTTGATTTTCTCCGGCCACAATTGTTGAAATTACAACATCTATTGTTTTTGTAATATATCTCTTTTTAAAAGTTGCGCCACCTAATGATTCATTAACAAGAAACGCTCTTGATATTGCGGGTTTAACTTCAAACTCGTCGCTATCAATAAGAAATCCTAACATAATGAACTTATATGTTTGCATATAAAATCTACGACCATCCATTGTTTCCATTGGGGTATTGTCCTCAATACTATTCAAAATTATTGGAATAAAATGTCCTTTAACTTTTGTATACGCTTGTCTTGAAGTAAAATGTTGTAAAACAATTTTATTGAACTTATTTAAATCCCTAAACTTATTACAAACAATTGTAATGTCATATGTTATATCGCATGCAATTGGTTGTGGTATTTTATAAATGTCAGCACCCATAGCATTACCATCCCACGTCGGTACTGTGGCGTAATGAAATTGGTGTCTTTCGGGTATAGTTCTTTGTATTGATGGGTTTGTACCAAATTGCACATCAGGTTTTCTAATGATCGCAATAAACGGCAATTTAACATTACCATCCCCATCGGAAAACTCCCAATTTGCACTAAACTCACCCCACCTTTGAATTGTAAGTATTTTTTCGATAATTGGTATTTGAGTTCCATCAGAAACAACCATGAATGTTTTTTTAACATAATCCAACATACCCTTATCTAGATCATCGTGTAAAATAGAATCGGGAAGAAATGAATCCGACTTAGTTATCATATCTAATAACTCCTGTCTTCTTTTTCCTACGTGTTCACCTTGATAGGTGTCCTTTTTTCCGTAAACATTGATCATGTTTTTTCTTTTCGGTATTCCCATATTAAACTCCTCTAAATTCTCCTTCTTGTGTAGGGGCACAAACTATATTTCTATAATGTGGTTTGTATCCGAACATTTTATGTTTATTATCAGATGTTACTCTACCGTCATTGGTAACCGTGTAATATCTCAATTTTTCTTCTGAATCCGCGTAACCAATATAATCACCGTATCTAATATCAATTCCCAATTCGTTGAGGTGTGTAATGTAAACAGATAATATCATATTACCTGGTTCATTATATCTCATAAGACCTTTGGTGTAAGTTGAATTTTTAGGTTCATCTATTTTAACCAACGCATTAAACTCAACCGGCGGGAAAAACTTAATCTCATCCATACCCGCCTCGGCGTATACGTCGTCATTATCGGTCTTTTGTCTATCAACACGATATAAGACCAATTTCATATTCAAATCCCCGTGTAGGTACTCCTGACCCATCTGAATATTAATATCAAAGTCGTCCTGTGAGAAGAACTTACCTAAACGAGTAATTGGTAGTTTATTGTTCATATCCTAATAAATAGTTTAAATATACATTCTATTTAGTTATATTATTTATAATACGATGGAAAGAAAAATACCAGAAGTTGAAGCGAGAGAAATATTAAATGAATATGACGGGTCCAATAATGTTTTATTAGAATACAAACGAAAATTTGTTGAGGTTAAAAACTTTAAATTGAC